ATCCATGCTGACCTCATTTCCCCTTAACGCCGGGGTAGCGGAACAAAAACCTGCTGCATAGTTATTAAAGTTGAACCCTGCCGTCATGTTCTTACGCCTCGGGCTGGCTACTTAACCCCTGACCACTGCCTGGTAACTCGAAGTATTGCCCTGCGTTCTGTGGGGCGGGGTGGGTTGGTATGTATATAATGTACTTTATGTTCAGTGCTGTAAAGTACTTTTAGTACATTTTATGTGTAAAAAAATGAGATGGGAAAAAGTGAAGCACAAACCCGGAGGGGGACGCTACCGGATTTATGCTGGTTTAAGAGGCTTTTTGTTTTTTCTTTCGTGCTAACTCTTCGTAAATTGCATTGTACTTTTGTTTTTTCTCCTCAAGAGTTTTTAAAAGTTCATCTGTCTCACTGTCAGGGAGTTCGTCCAGAAGATCAATGATGATTTTTTGTCTTGGATTTAACTCCTGATAGAAACGTACCTGTCCACTTTCTTCTGTATCCTCTCCCAAAAGATAGGTTGGTGTTGTTCCAATGAGTGTTGCTAATTCCCTTAATTTCTCTCGGCGAGGAATTGTTTCGCCATTAAACCATTTGCTAACCGCTTTTGGTGTTAATTTCATTCGACGGGCAATTTCTGCCTGCCTTCCATGTTGTTCATAACCAGCGTTTTCACAGGCTAGCGCAAGCCTACTGGCGAACTCTTTACGCGCTTTATCTTCATGAACCATAAGTTCAATGATATTCGCTCTTGAATGTACTGTCAGTTCTGTTATAGCATGTACTCAAAGTTCACATTGTGAGGGTGATATGAACCAGAAAACACTTGAAGATGTAATCAAAACTGTTCGCGTTTCTGTTGTGGCCGACGTTTGTGGTGTCAGCCAAAGAGCAATCTACAAATGGATGGATAACGGAAAATTGCCTCGCACTGAATATACTGGCGAAACAAATTATGCTGAAAAAATCGCTCATGCATCAAACGGATTATTTTCTGCCGATGCAATTTTAACTATTGGCAGAAATAAAACTACTACGAAAAAGCTGTTGGGAGTTGATTCATGAAAATCAAGCATGAACACATCCGCATGGCGATGAATGCCTGGGCGCGTTCTGATGGAGAAAAAGTTCCAGCAGCTGGAATAACCCGGGCTTATTTTGAACTGGGTATGACGTTCCCGGAACTGTATGACGACAGCCATCCGGAAGCCCTGGCTCGCAATACTCAGAAAATTTTCCGCTGGGTGGAGAAAGACACCCCTGATGCGGTTAAAAAAATTCAGGCGTTGTTACCAGCTATCGAAAAAGCAATGCCGCCTCTGCTGGTGGCCAGAATGCGCAGCCACAGTTCAGCTTATTTTCGGGAGCTGGTGGAGATGCGGGAGCGACTGGTGAGAGACGCTGATGATTTTGTCGCAGTGGCAATCGCCGGTTTCAATCAGATGAACCGTGGTGGCCCGGCAGGAAATGCTGTGGCAGTACATTGACTGACAATAGCCATATCGAATCGCTTCCGGCAATTCGTGAGTAAAAAGATTCGGTATCAGAAGAGGTGAGAATGGCTAACGCCTGGCTCAGATTATGGCATGACATGCCAAATGATCCTAAGTGGCGAACAATTTCCAGGGTGTCAGGACAGCCAATCGCAACAGTGATGGCTGTGTATATCCACCTTCTGGTGAGCGCGTCACGAAATGTCACGACATGTCACGGCGTGTCACTACGTGGTCACATTGATGTCACGACGGAAGATTTAGCAAGTGCGCTTGATGTGACGGAAGAAGTAATTGATTCAATTTTACAGGCAATGCAGGGGCGGGTGCTTGATGGAGATTTAATCACTGGATGGGAAAAACGCTAGGTACTGAAAGAGGACAACGGTAACGTTTCTCAAACCGCGAAATCTCCGGCAGAGCGCAAGAGAGCGCAGCGCGAGAGGGAAAAATTACGAAAACAGAATGAGGGGGGCCACGACGAGTCACGCATATGTCACGACATGTCACGACGAGTCACGACAGATAAAGATACAGATAGAGAATTAAACCCCACACATAACGCGCGCGTGCGCGAGAGTGCTCCGACCAGTGAGTTGAATGGTGTGCCGTTGCAGACAGCGGAACCTGATTACCTGGAAGGCCTGAGCGAACCCATCGGGAAATTTCCGATGACCGATAGCTGGTATCCGTCACGGGATTTTCGACGACGGGCTGCGTTGTGGGGAGTGGCTCTGCCAGAGCCGGAATTGACACCAGCTGAACTTGCCGCCTTCCGGGATTACTGGAGTAATGAGGGCAAAGTGTTTACACAGGTTCAGTGGGAGCAGAAATTCGCCCGTCACGTAAATCACGTCAGGGCACAGGTTAAACCAGTCAGCAAGGGGGTAAACCATGCAGCAGCACCAGGTGGCACCGCATCACGGGCAGTTCAGGAAATTCGGGCAGCACGTGAGCAGTGGGAACGTGAAAACGGATTTTTCAGCGACGGAAACGGCCTGGAAGCTGTGGGAACTCATGGGGGAGGTTTATTCGAACCGCTGGACCCGGAAGAACGGGGCCGCACCTTCGAAGCTCTGGATTGCACAGATTGGTGCGATGACTGAGCAGCAAATCCGGCAGGTCTGCCGCCAGTGCATGGACCGCTGCCGGGCGGGTGAAACATGGCCTCCGGACCTGGCTGAGTTTGTGGCGCTGATTTCGGAAAGCGGAGCCAATCCATTCGGTCTGACGGTGGATGCTGTGATGGAGGAGTACCGCCGCTGGCGCAACGAGTCCTGGCGATACGACGGGAGTGATAAATATCCGTGGACTCAGCCCGTGCTGTATCACATTTGCCTCGAGATGCGTTCAAAGGGGATTGAGCGCCAGATGACCGAAGGGGAATTAAAACGGCTTGCAGAACGGCAACTGACGAAATGGGCAAAGCATGTTAGTAACGGCCTGAGCGTTCCGCCAGTCCGGCGACAACTGGCGGCACCCAAACGCCCGTCGGGGCCAACACCGATTGAGTTACTGAAACAGGAGTATGAACGCCGGAAAGCGGCTGGTTTTGTTTGAGTTGAGAAGTAATTTTTACCGGGAGGAAATTTTAATGGAAACCGTTTTTGATGCACTGAAAGCAATGGGGAAAGCCACGTCGACAGAACTGGCTGCGCGACTTGATATCAGTCGTGAAGAAGTGCTGAACGAGCTGTGGGAACTGAAAAGAAATGGCGTCGTTGATAAAACGGGTCACACCTGGTTTCTGGCTGGTGAAGGTGAATCCGGGGTAACCGAAGAGCAGCCAGCACAATCTGAAGTACCGGATGTGCTGACCGGGGAGGTCGAACAAAAAGTTACCGCGGACATGATGATTGAGTTTATCTGTCAGGATGGGGCTAAAACGTGTGAGGAACTGGCGGATAAGTTCGGTGTCAGCACTCGCAAGGTTGCTTCCACGCTGGCGGTGGTAACCGCAACGGGACGCCTGGCACGCGTAAATCAGAACGGTAAATTTCGCTACTGCATGCCGGGAGATAATTTACCAGCAGAGCCGAAAGCTGCATCGGTAGCGGAAACCGATAGTAAAGCCTTTCCTCAGCCAGCCGGTGTTGCGTTACCAGTACAGGAAGCTGCAACACAGGAAGATATTAAAACAGAAACTGTGGCGGACATGGTGCAGTCGTTACCATCGCTCACCGAAACGCAAGGGGATGACCTGATTTTACCATCGTTGCATCTGGCAAACCGCGAACTGCGTCGGGCGAAAAATCATGTCCAGAAGTGGGAGCGTGTCTGCGCCGCGCTGCGGGAGCTGAACAAGTACCGGGATATTATACGGCAGATGAATTGTTCCAGAGAGGATGTGAAGTGAGATGGCGTGGCTGGGTGCGGGCTGAAATCCTTATTCTTCGGCAGTGCGCGGGAACAATGAAGGTAAAAAGCATCGGCAGTCTGATTGGCCGTAGTGAGGCGGCGGTCAGGACGAAAGCCCGGGAGATGGGAATAAGTCTGATTCTGCGTGGTGATTTTCACCAGTCAGCAAAATATCCGCAGAGTGATATTGAGCTGACGCGACAACTGCATCAGCGTGGCGTGTCCAGGAGAGAAATCGCCAGAAAATTTGGAATGCCGCTGCGCACAGTGAATAACTACGTTTATTTCGACAGGAGGGTGTCTGCGTGAAAATCCTGTATCAGGATTACGGCCCGGTGGGACAGGTGGTTATCAGCAGTACTGTAATGGAGTTCCGGAAGCATAACCGTGTGGTGGATGCAGTACTGTTAGCCTGTCCGGGGATATCGGCGAGCCGTGCAGGTGTGTTTTTTATGAAGACGAAGTTATATGGCAGTACAGCGTGGATAAAGAAGGCGTACCGGGTAGCGTTGCAGGAGGTAAACAGTGAGCGAATCGGCAACCATTCTTGATATGTCCTGTGGCAGTCGTATGTTCTGGTTCGATAAGAATGACGACCGGGCGATATTTAGCGATATCAGAAAAGAAGAGCACACATTGTGTGATGGACGACGGCTGATAATTAACCCTGACCTGATAGCAGATTTTCGTGCACTACCATTTGCAGACGCATCTTTTTCGATGGTTGTATTCGACCCTCCGCATCTTGAGCGTGTTGGTGATAACGCCTGGATGGGAAAGAAATATGGACGGCTGAATAAAGATACCTGGCGTGATGATTTGCGGCAGGGATTTAAAGAAGCCTTTCGTGTGTTGCAGCCATACGGCGTTCTGATTTTCAAATGGAATGAAACGCAAATACCTGTTCGCCAGATATTGGCACTGACCGACAGAAAACCTGTTATCGGTCAACGAACAGGAAAAAACGATAAAACTCACTGGATTATTTTTATTAAATAGGCATCCAGTGAGTAGGTTCGTAGGGTTACAGATACGTATATCTGAATAATTAAATTCAGTTCTGTAAATAAAATTTAATCCTTAACCGGAGTGATTTTTGCACTCTCAAATCATCAGGAGGCCGCCCGAAAGGGCGGTAGTGAAATGCGAAAGTTCAAAATAATTATTGAAACGGGAATAGCTGGTGGAGATTTTGAGGATGTATTCGAAGTGGACGATGACGCAACACCTGATGAAATTCATGATGAAGCAAAAGAAATTTTCTTTAACTACTGCAATTACTCATATCACGCAATAAAAGACGAAGAGGAAGAACAAAATGGCTGATTTTGGTTCAACTAAATACAACGTCAGTTTTGAAGAATGGCATGAACTGTTAATGGACTATGCAGAGTTACGTGGTGGAAGTGCTGTTGATGCTGAAGCCTGGCGTGATGACTACGAAGCAGGAAAAACACCTGTCGAAGCATATTGTGATGAGTGGGGTGATGAATGAATCACCACAAGAGTGGGGGGCTAATGAAAAATGACATCGACAATGTTATCACCCTTGTGCAACCAAAATCAGAGGAAGAAGGGCTTCTCAACGTTGTGATAACCGACAGAAAAAGCGGCGAGCAAAAATGCTGTCAGCATATCCGTACAACAATTTCAGAAGTGAATCGTACGATTACCTGTAACCGATGCGGATTGGCTTTAGATCCGTTCGAGCTTGTTCTCGACCGTGCGAGAAACGGTGAAAACATAGTGTCTGAGATTAAATCACTCTATGCAAAGCGGGATGCTCTTCGTGAAGCTGTGGAAAAACTTGAACGTGAAGAGAAAAATGCCAAAGCCCGGTTGCGAGCAGCCAGGACAGCAATACTGTATGCGGAAAATGACCTTAAAAATATTGAGCAGGAGGTGAATCGATGACCTGGCCTGAAGCATTCACAACGGTAGGAATTGCACTTGCGGTGGCGCTGGTGGTGTATTCGATTTGCCGCTGGGGATAAAAACGGTTTGCGGGAAAAGGAGAGTTAAGTAGAATTGCAGCGGGTGCTTGAGGCTATCTGCCTCGGGCA